TACCACGGAAGTCGATCCTTTCGAGCATCCCAGCCGTTGATGACCTCATCAAGGAAGACGCCCTGAACCAGGTCACCATACCACTGCTTAGCCCGCTTCAGCTGCTCAAGGATGTACTCCTTGGTGAACTTTGCAGCATTAGGAATACCCCGGTTCTCCTCGGCATCGGGATGGATTGCCGCGCCGTACTGAGTCTTGATGTAGAACAGGACACGCTTGGCGCCAGCTCCGAGAGCCAGCTCTCCCTGCTTCTGGAAGTCTACCTCCTGAGCCTCCCAGTCTCCGCTGTTGCGGTTAAGGATGACGTATCCTAGGTTGTCCCGAAACTTCAGCGTCTGAGCCCACTTTGAGAACTGCCCGGGCTTTCCGTCCTGGTAGTAATCAGGCCAGTAATAGGTTACCGGTGAGTAATACCGGGCACCATTCTTGAAGGGATTGGTCTGTCGTAGAGCGTCTTCGACATCAGCCTTCTCTCCGTACTTCTTATCCGCATCCTCAATCTTCAGATATTGGAACAGATCAGTTGCGTCGGCCTTATGATTGATTTCGGCATAATACTTGCCAAGAGAGATGTACTCATCAGCTGCTTCCGATTTCTTTAGGTACTGATCCAGCTGAGGGGTAACCGCATCCTGACCGGCGGGACCACGCTCTCCAGCAGGTCCGGGAGGACCCTGCGGTCCAGGAGGTCCGGCTGGACCAGCCGCACCATTATCACCCTTGGGTCCAGGAGGACCTTGGATGCCTTGATCGCCCTTGGGTCCGGGAGGACCAGCGGGACCCCTAGGGCCTTCTGGTCCAGGAACCGGGGTTCCTCCAGCTCCACCACCAGCGGGTCCGGGTGGACCCTGAAGCCCCCGAGGCCCTTCTGGTCCGGCAGGGCCACGTTCTCCAGCATCTCCCTTGGGTCCTGGAGGGCCCTGGGGGCCAGTAGGACCAGCTGGTCCTTGAAGACCCTGATCTCCCTTTGGACCAGGATTACCGGCATCACCCTTAGGTCCAGGGGGACCAACTGGCCCTCGAGGTCCGACGGGACCAGGAGACCCAGCTCCTCCACCGCCTCCTCCGCCGAACGGGAGCGGCGAGATCTCGGATGTGGGGTCAGCGGACATGATGTCAATAGTTCCACCCTGAGTCAGAGCAACGTGCTTGACGATGTCAAACTTGGGGGAATCGATGTAGATGGTGTGGGTCCAGGCGCCAGAGGGGGTTACTCCAGCGCCCGGAGCCAGCACCTCGATGCTGACAGCGCCAGCCTGGTCTGTCCGAACCATGTGCTCGCGCATCGAGACTGCGGCACCTTCAACGGTAGCCGTAGCGCCTTTCACGTCAGGAACGATTCGGACAAGAGCCCGACCATTCTCTCCTCCGGGAATAGTTCCCGTTAAAGTACAGTATGGCGCTGCCATTTTGAGCCTCCTACGGCTGTTCGGCCCTGTCGAGCAGGGCGTTCACCTTGGTGTTTGTCTCAGCGCCGTAGACGCCATCGACCTCAGCGCCAACTGCAGCCTGAACGGCCTCGACGGTCGCGTCGTGAGCCTCCTCAGAGGCGTCGCCCCAGACTCCGTCCTGCTCAGTACCGACCACGGACTGCGTGAATGCCACGCCGAAGGGGAAGGTCTTCCCGCCCCACTCGGAAGCCGCGGCAAGAGCATAGCAGCGAGAGCGAGTGTTCGGTCCGGCGACATTGTCGGGGGTAGCCCGGACTGCACGCTGCAGAGCTCGGATGTCAGCAGGGCCAGCGGGAGCGGTGTTGCTCGGAGAGTCAGTATACGCAGGCCGGATCACATAAGCGATCGACTGATTGCGGACACGTCGCCAAACACCGTTCCCAGCAGACTGAGAGCCGTAGCTGCCAGACGAGGTGTTCCCCTCAATCGTCTGGAGCGTGCCGCCGCCAAGGTTCTTCTCGACGAAACCCACGTGGTCCGTGCCGCCGCCGTCCCAGTCGTAGATGACGACATCGCCCGGTCGGGCGTCGTAAACCGATACGAAGTAAGCGTCAGGGTGCTGGCGGACCTTGTTGACGGTGTAATCAGTGTTAAAGGAGAATCCTCCAATAGCGTCAATCTGCCCGCACTCGTCCAGACACATGCTGACGAAGAGCATGCACCACCAAACAGAGTCGGACGGTCCAGCAAGCCACTGCTGACCAGTTCGAGCTGCCCAGTATCGGCCAGCTTCGGATCCGGGCTGAGGGTCGTCTGGTGCATAGTAACCAATCCTCGCTGCGGCGCGAGCGAGTACATTGTCTGCGACGCTCACTTCATCACCTCGGTAGTCTGGGAGACGTGAATCTCCTTGTCTTCCATGGGATCAGTACCGATGTGGGCCTGCGGAGCAAGCGCCTCCTCGGGAATGTCTTCGTGACTGATCATTGTTATCCCTTCGAACCAAGCTTAGCTCGCCTGGCTCTGTTGAGTTCCCTATTCCGATTCATGATCTCGGCTTGGGACATCTTCTTATCGGGCTGGTTCTTTTGGTTGCATACCCGAATGAGTGTGAGTAGTCGGTTGATGTGCCAGTTCTCACACTCAAA